ATTGATAAAGTAGATAAAGGGCCTATAGTAAAGAGTTGCATTGGGATCACCAGGATAGCATATTGGTGATGTCACTTGTTCGCCGTCAGTAGCTACAATGTAGAATGGTATGCCAAGTAGTTTTTGTGTATTGACATCCATTCGACTTGGGGTACGGGGATCAAGATTAGTAGCAGGCCCATAATTGACATTTGATTGACGAGTATGACTATGAGCAAGCCCTATGATTGTATATGCTTTTTCCAGTTTGCGATATTCAATAGCATCGATTTCGAAATGTCGTGTTGTGTCATTTGAAATATTGACACATTCGATAAAGCCAGCTTCTCTTGTAAGTACTCCGCACATTTCGTGAGGCCATCTACGAAGAGCTGCTTCTTGTATTGCATCGACATCGATCATAGGTAAAGTTATTGATGATTTAGATACGAGCATTTGCAAGTCCAGGGAAGTCACGCTTTAGAAATAGTCGTCTTGGTAGCTTTCGATTTGCTTTATTTAGTTCTGAAGTAAGCATCCATTTGATTGACAACTTGTTATGGTGTTCTTTTCTTTCGATGTACCAAATGTCTCTCGGTAAGAATGATGTACCACTTGGTTGCGAGCCAGTACTTAGGTATTTTGCGAATGTTCGCCATCTTGTTAGTTTTGCACCAACAATGTCACCTTGATTGATCACTGCTGGTAGCATTACTTTTGATACATTGCTAAGAGTGATACTTGGTTTTGCAGGAGCTTCTGAGCCAGAATAGTTTAGACCTTCAATCATTATCGGCAGTGGGTTCCATATTTGATTATTGAAGGTGATCGGTTGATTATTTGCACCAAGTTGAGGGCTAAAACGATAGATTGTACCACCAAGTTGAGTACAATCAAGTTCGAATAGTTCAATGATTGCATCAGTTGCTTGAAGTTGTATTTCTTGTTGAATTGTCATATGTCGAATGCCTGTTCTACGACTGCATTATAGCTATAAAGAGTACCACTGTCGGCTACCATGTCGAGTGATACAATGCGGTACTTCTTCTGGATATTTAGTGGAGCCGGTAAAGGAGGTGTCCAAGTCACATAGTCACAACCATAACGAGTTGTCTTCCAGGTATTCTCGAGTGTTGCACAATCAGCAGAAGTAAGATTATCCCAAGTGACATTCCATACTTCTTTGACATTATTGATGCCATCAGGTGTATTTTGTTCATAGCCATCACCAAACTTCGCAGTGATCAATCGAGGCTCTCGCTTCATTTGCGAAGTTTGACTGATTGACGAAGTAAGTGGCATTGTTGAATTGCTCATTCCGTTATCCTATTCGTTTAGTTTGATTGAGTGAATTGCCAGCTCGATGCATGTCTTGAACTTCAGTTCGAACGAAGGATCTTAGTTCTTTCTTGATTGCCTCACCAACCAATTGACCTTGTTGTGATGGTGTTTGTTTGTCATTACCTTTTACTGATACATTGATAGCACCAATGTTGATTGCTGATCCACCACCACCACTTCCACGAACACCAAGTTTGCCAGTATTGTCACGAGCAAGTGGCATGATTGCTTCAGGGCCAGCTTCTCCCATTACACCAGTTTTACCGTTTGCCATACCGAATGGTGTTGTTCGATCGACTACACCTCCATTTGCGAAGAATTGCATACCATCGCTAAATGCACCACCGTTTGCCATACCAGCTCTTGGTTGCATTGGGCCAACGAAGTTTGCATTTGATGATACATTCGTTCCATTTAGAGCACCAGCTGCACTACCTCCACCTGATACCATACCAATCAATTGTTGTATTGCATAAGTGATAAGCATTTTTGCAATCATTTCTTCAAGAGTTTGCACGATTGATCTTCCCATTTCTTTCCAACTGACTGCTGCACCAGTTGCCGTTTTTGCCATACCACTTGCGATTTGATCAGTAGTACTCATTGTGACATCTACCAAACCTTTGTTCATTTGATCATATAGACTTCCTTGGGTGTCCATATTGTCACTGAACCTTTGAGTAAGTTGCTCCCAATAGCCACCAGCAAGTCGAGCAGTTTGTTGAGCTGAAGTTCTTTGTACTGCTGCGATTTCGTTATTCTTTGCTTTCTCAAGCAGTACAATTTGATCAGCGGTAAGATTTGCTCGTTTGAGTTCAATGTCGTATTTTGCATTGATAGCTTTGATTTGAGCTTGCTGACTGAGTTGAATAGCTTTGATTTTGTCGTTTTCGCTTTCTGCGACTGCCATAGCACTGTCATCTACAAGTTTTTGAACTCGAGCTTCAGTCTCTGTTGCAAGATCAGCTACTTTTAGTTCGTACTTTTGTTTGATAAGTAGTTTGACTTCTGCATTTTCTTTTTCAGCTTTGACTATGTCATCACCTTTTAGTTTTGCATCTTTTAGTGTTTGATCAGCCATTGCCATTTCTTGTTGCATAAGCAATTGAAGCTGTTTGATTTGACTTGTAGTACTGTCGATGACAAGTTTGAGCTTTCTGTCGTTTAGTCTTCTGAACACATCTTCTGAATGATTTGCATACCTTTCTTCTTCAGCTTGTTGTCTTCTTAGTTCGGCAGCAAGATTAGAAGTACCACCACCACTTCTTGGTTTTGTAGGTTTGTCTTCAGGATCATCCTTCGCTAATGTACCAGCTCCTTTCGGCCTTCCTGCTGGCTCATTTAGTTTTTTGAGTGTGTCATCTGCTACTTTCTGAGCTGCAGTCATCTTTTCATATTGTTCGGTAAGTCGTTTGACTTCTTCGGCTTGTTTTTGATAGTAGCTTTCTGCTGCAGGGCGAGCTGCTGATTTTGCACCTTGATTATCAAGATCTTTTTGAGCTTTTGCAAGTCTTTCAGTACTTTCAGCAAGTTGTTGTCGAACGACATCCTGTTTAGTAAGATCACCTGAAGCAACAGCAATTGATCCCATTACACCCATGCCACTTGCCCATGCACTGAAGAACTTTGCTATTGCAGAAGCTGCATCGAATAGCTTTTCAGTGATATTCAATATGACTGGCCCAAGTTCAATAAATGCTGCTGCGACATTAGTTTTTAGTTCGCCAGCCATTTTGTCCCAACGATCATTTAGTTCGCTGGCTGCATTTGCTTGTTCCTCTGTCAGTACAGTTGCACCTGGCATTGCTGCTTTGAGTTCTTCAATAGACATGGTACCATTTGCATAAGCAGTTGCCATGTCCAGCATAGCACCAAGGCCAGCTCTTTGAGCAACTGCAGCTCGTTCGCTTTCATTGGTGTATTCTGATAAAGCTTTGACTTGTAGTAAGAATATGTCTTCTGCTGATTGACCTTGTTCAATTGCATTCTTGACTTCATCACCAAGTAAGCCGATTGCTTTGACTGCCTTAGTAGCACCAAGTTCGTAAAGGCCAATCATTTGTTTAGAACTTTCGAATGCATCAGTTAGTGATTTGACATCAGTATTCAAGCCATAAGCTAATGATTGAAGTTGTTGAAGTTTTTCGACTGAAACACCTATTCTTTGAGCTGTCTCGACAAGGCCATCGCCAAACTCGAGTGCTTCTTTTGTACCGGCTTGCATTGCTAAAGCGAAACCTGTGACTGCCGCAATTGCACCCGCTGCTTTTACACCAATATTCTCGATTTTCTCAGCTGCTTCTTTGTCACCCTGTGTGACTACATCGACAAGTACAGTTGATACTATGTTTGACATTATGTTGTACTCCTTAGTACTTCAAGTACAGTATTCGTGTATGCTTTGTCGAATTGACATAAGATACGAATGTGAAATGGATTGATTTGTTCATCAAGTAGTCTGATGTATGCATCGATTTCAGATAAAGATAGGTATGTGTCGAACTCTTCTTTGAATGATATTAGATCCCAGAATAGAATAAGAAGTGAGTTCAGATATTCAGGATATTCTGGTTTAGAACGAAGAGGTGTAGATATGCCTTGTTGTTCAAGGGCTTCATATTGACTACGAGGGATTATTCCACCTTGAGGTGTGTCGATCCGTGCGACCCAGACAATGTAGTCTTTTAGTTTGCCTAAGTCTTGCCAAAAAAATTGCTTTCGTCCAAGAAGAAGTTCTGTATTTGACCAAGTAGCCAAATGTTGTCAGTATTCTTGATTAGACTGAGTGCTGCTTCTGGTGAATAAGGTTCATCAATGATGCCATTATCTTCCCAACCAACAATTAGTGATGCTGCGAACTCCAATGCTTCTGGTACAACCTTGCTTCGTACATCGATTTGAGTTGTAGTTGAATGCATCTTCTTCATAAAGTTTGCCCATTGCGGTGAATTGCGGCCAACGACATATATGATAAAGGGCACTTCGGTACCATCAGGCAAGGCGAACATCGTCTCACCCGTTGCAGGGTGAGTGATGTTTAGTTTTGCAGTTTTAGGTTTTAGTGTGTCGAGTGTGATATTTGCCACTGTGTTATCCGGTGATACGAGTGATTACCAAAGAAGAAGCATTTACACTGTCATACACTGCAGTATGGTTCATTGTCACCAATAAAGTGTTCTCGTTCTGAATGACTTGCTGACCACTTGAATAAGTCAGTTTAGGCAAGTGAAACTCAAGAGCACGATCACCGTCAGACAACCTGACTTTTAGACTTGATGATGTCTCATTGACGAACTTGTTGTACTGAGTTGCATCAGAGTAGTAGTAAGTAGCAGTACCTGTTAGTGATGCTCTACTTGGGGTGATACTGATTGCTGTGTCAGAGCCAAGTCGATAGTTTACATCAGAGCCATTGTTCAATGTTAGACTGAACTTAGTCATGATTGCATTTGCTGCACCACCTTCTTCGAACACATTTTCTGCATTGATGTGGATCAATGGTAAAGGAGCAGAAGGTACAGCGACATAAGTTGCACCAGTGACAATGGTTGTTGCGACTGGATCTTCGCTCATACCAATCAAGTTCAATTTGATTTTGACTGGAGCATTTAGTTCTACATCGAAACTGAAGCCAGTGACTTGAACTCCTTTGTACCTAAAGTAAGTTTTATTGCCTTCAGCATCAGTGATCGTTTTCTCGAAGGTAAAGCTTTTAGGTGTATTTGCAATTTTTAGTACATTAGTGTTGAATGCTGAGCATAATGCACTTTCGAATAAAGGATCGAATTGAAGATTGCCAGTTGGTGATGCACCTACCGCCAATAGTTCAGCTTCAAGATCACCTTGTACTTTCTTGTTGCCGTGTCGTAAGTAAGCAGTTTGACGATCTTCGCGAATGGTTTGACTGGTGAAGGTGTCTTTGCTTAGTGATAAGTTGAATGCAGTCACACCAAGTACATTCCAAGCTGGTGTAGCTGGTGTCACACCTGGTGTCACCTCCTGAATGTATGCGATGCGAGTGGTTGAGCCTGTAGCTAATGCCATTGTGTTGTACCCCTATTTGATGTTTTGTTTGATGATGTTGTCGATGTTTTCAATTGTAGTTGCTACCATTCCAACAGGTGAAATGTATTCAGTTCCTCTTTCAATAAAGCCGGCATATGGCACTTCATTTCGTATTTGCTCAGGCAGTAGTTCCCAACCATCTTTTAGTTTGCCACTTCGAACTGGTGTTTTGTCTCGTATTTCATTGTAAAGTTGCTTCATTACATTTTGTACAAGCTCTTTGTTCTCGCGATCAATATAAGCTGGTACATCACGAAGATCAAGTTTGACTGAGTTCATCGATTAGTCTGATTTCTGCAATTACAAGAATAAGTTCATCGTAAGTACAATGATACCCACTGATGACATATGTCTCAATTGTTTTGACAACTGTAAAGCTTCCTTTGTCGTCACTGACTGTAAAGATACTACCACTTTTATCGATCAGCACCATGAGCTCCATTTGATTATGATTGGTATTTGATTGAACTTGTTTGAAGTATTCTGAGTAGTGTATTTGTATGATTTCCAAATAAGCACTTTCGGATTAGTTCCAAGTTGCAACCCCTTTGTAAAGCTATTTAGTACATTATCAGCAATGGTACTATAGACAGTATAGTCATAACCTTCAGGATAGAATAGATCTACTTGATAAAGCCCTCTGAGTTCTGATAGACCATCCACACCAACTGAAGTGTAAGTCGGTTCGACAGGTAGCAATGTTGATCTACACCAAGGTGTATTGCCATTTGCT